ATGAATGTATGGGGCTATAACGCTATACTAAAATATAAATTAAATAATCCTACAAATATTATTGAAACTTGTGCATATTTTAGAGGGGAAAGTAAATCTAAAAATGGTTCAGGTTATTACCTTAATGTTGATAACTATATTTATGATACCCAAAGAATTCGTCAAAAAGCTTTTCCTTCTGGTTTAACATGGCGTGACTTTTATGAATCTTTAGATAAACAGCCATCTAAGTGCCATAAGATAAAATATGTGCAACTTGATTCTATCTTATCGAAAAAGATTTTTATTTATGACTATCAAAAGTAATTATAAACCATTAATTTAAGAGTACTTTTTGCTATTTAATATGTAATGGGGATTATGCGAATTCGCTCTCACTCAGAGGGCCATTCTTCCCTTAATCTTTCTGCATCAGTTGCGTGTCAATCAGCTTTTTTTGCCATTGATCGATATTCAATAATGCAGTTTTCGAGTATGTCACTGTTGGCAGTGGTGTACTCAATGATGGTTTCTTTACCCTTGCCCTTACTCAAGCTTTAGTAGTTTAGGACACGGTAGCATTTTACATGAGAACTTATCAAAGTTTTTACATAAGCTCTATTATGTTATTTTTAGTGAATCTAAAAGGTGGTGGATATATTAAATAGTGGTTTGACGGTGGTTAAAATACACCAGTAGGTGGTTGGAGTGAAAATGATATTCATCATATTAAGCCTCTAATATTTGGAGGTACTAATAATTTTAATAATTTAGTGCCTTTACAAAGAAAATGCATTAAAGGGAATATTCTCAGTTTTGGAATAGTTACTAGTATGAATTATAGTTTTGAAGTCAATGTAGGTTTATTAAAAAATAGTTGGACGAAACCTAAAGCAATAAATAATATTTCCATAGATATGTTATTTAGATGTAGGTTCTTACATGGAATAAATGAATTTAATGATATACCCTTTTCTGAAGATTTTATAGAATTCTATAGAATTTCTAATGGTGCATATTTGTTTGAAGATGTTATATATGGACAGTGGGGGTTAATATTATTAGATTTATATTTCATAGAAGTAAAAACACAAGAATTTATGCATGATTATAGAGATGATTTCATCTTTGGGGATTATATTATTGGTGAGTTTTTGGGAGATAATGATTTATTGCTATTAAGGTTAGATGAAACTAAAGAGGATTATGGCTCTATAATAGTAGCAAACCGAATGGATAGCAGAGAAGAGTGGAAAAAAGTAGAAAGAAATTTTCGTAATTTTATAGTGAATTTTGCAATTAATGAGGGACAGAAATATTGGGAATGAATATTTTGAGTTTGATGAGTGCTGATGAAAACACAGCAGAATTTAAAGCTTAAAAGAAAAAGTCATTGAAGAAAACAAAGGAAATGTCTCAAAAACAGCAAGACAGCTCTGGCTTTCGCATTCTCAGTTTGAATAATAATTTCAGTCTGTTTGTATTTCTGGATCTGCCCTACTTTGTGGTTCAGTAAGGCAAGACAAACAATCTACAAAAAAGCGAGAAGTCCGATTAAGATTTCTCGCCATTTTGATAGTGCTTTAAAAATCCATATCATTTGTCGATACTCCATTTTTTATATGCATTAGCCAACTTCACATCATAGTTATTAATTGCATAATTTTTGCCGTTATAACCTTTAGCAAAAACTTTCCAATCTTTGTTTTTAAGGGCATTCACAAGGTTATTTACCTTTATATATCGACACATCGCATCAAGCTGTGCGGCTTCATCTTTATACATGGTATTAATAAATGATTGTAATGTTGGATATTCAAGGGCTTTCCAGTGATAGCCCATAACCTGCCCCAAGCCCCATGAAGCTGACTCTAAAGCAGAGGTGCGATCAAATAAAGCAGCAGCGTTTAAACGGCCATGCTGTGCCGAATATAACCCATAGCCGCCTGCTGTCTTATTGCATAGATCTGGGCGCTTAATCATCATTTGATCTGCTATTAAGGTATTACCAACATTATTTGCAATTAATCTTTGTCGCATCACATGACGTTCAAATAAAATTACAGGCGTACCATCCGAATTAAATCCTGAGCCTTTGCACTCGACTTCAATTACAGCTAGTAATGAAGCAATTTCAATACCCAAAGCAGTTGCTTGATTCTTAATTTGAAGCTCAGTAAGTTTTTTATTCATTTAAATATTGCTCCAAATGCCTCTTTAACTTCCGAGATAATTTCATTAAAAGATTTGCCTTTTAGAAGCTGTACGGACTGGTAAACAATACCAATACAAAGCATTCCAAAAATGGCAAAAATTAACATGACAAATCCCTGTGCCATGTGTGTGTAATGGGTTAAGTCGTAATACTCAATAAATGCAGATCCACCATATAAGCTAATGGCCACACTGAAAGTGAATTTCATAATGACGCCCATAGTGATTTTGATACGTCCTTGTGTGTCGATATCCCCCGATAATGTAAGAGCAAAAATTGCCCCTATTACCGCAGCCATAATTTTAAAAAGCCATGGTAAGCCTTTAATTGAAATCGGATCGTTCAATGTATTTCCCCTAATTTTTGGCAATAAAAAAGCACCCGGTTGGGTGCCTGTATTTGGTTAATTTCATACTTCTATCTGAACCACAGTGCCCTCTGGTGCAGATCTTTTGATTTCATTATTTGAGATAAAAACCTTTGTACCGATTGTGAAGCGTGTATTGCTTGTACATAGCACTAGACCACTCCCATCGATCACTAAAACTTTATATTTGGGATGATCCACATGGGTAATGGTCCCAATAAATTCAGGTGATTTAGGTAGTAAATTAAGTAAACGTTTTAAAGCATTACTCATCTCGATTCACCCGTTCAACCTTAATTGCTTGATTGGTAATTGCATGAGTGAATGAGACAGAAACAGCATCAACTATGCCCCACCAACTCCCATTAAAACCGATCAATTCACCTGGCGAACATTCACCGATTTCAGCACTATTCGGCATCGCGATACTGTGTGTTTCAACCATTCCCGCTTTTGCTAACTCAGCTTTCCCAAACACACCCATGCTATCCACTGTAAATAATGGGTTATTCACTGTTTCAAGCAAAATATCTGCTGAGGTACCAGAGCGTTTAACTTGGCCAGTATTGCCATTTCGATCATTACTCAGTGTAATACCGTTATAGTCTGGATAGAGCTCATAGTCAGTCGATAAATCAGTGACTATACTTTCGGGAATTAAGCGATCGTAATCATTCAAAATCACGTTATCCCAAAAGGTTTTTTTGTACTTCGGTTTGATCGTGAGCTTATTACCGGCTTTCTCACTGTATACAAAACCTCCTGCACTTTCTGCTAACATTTTAATGACGGCAATCGGTGTTTGATTGGAATAACTTAAACTGTTGATTGGAACAATCCAACCCAGTGCATCAACCAGTTTCCAATTCAATTCTGCTTGATTATTCACACGATCTAACTCAGCTTGAGCTAACTGTACTGAGGTTCTTTCATTCTCCTGTAAATAGGTTCTTGTGGGGGCGTATGGCGCATCGAGTAAAGCGGATTGACTGCGCCCGGATAAGGTATATGTGATATAACCGAACTTTTGAGATCTGCTGCGGTTTTCAAGTAACATGTGATGTTCATGACCATTCACCATAATTTTTAAAATCACAGGTTGAGCATTAATTGGCTCAAGTTTACTGATTTCACTATTTGGAACGGTCAAACTATATGACCAACACCACCGACTGCGATCGCTACTATAATTGCCATCTAGTACGTTGATATTTTCACCATTATCTAACCGCGTTACAGATAATTCATTCACGATGTACCACCAATTCTTATTGCTGATTTCAGGAAATTGCGGTTTCTGAGGATCAGATAAACATTTATCAGGTTCAAAATTTAAATGAGCTTTTAGGCGATCAACTTCATCAGTGGTGCAACAGAAATTGAGCCTAATACTTTTCTTATCCCAGCCCTGTGGTGTAATTTCTTCAGGCTTTGGCCAAGGCTGAATTGCATGTTTTCGATAATGAATTGATTTCGCTTTTTCCCATGGAATTGCGTCTGTTGTTATGAACTCTAAGCCTTGATCAGCAATGAATTGATAACGTTTTTCAAACACATGAGCGACTTCATGTGAGTATCGAATCATCTTGTTCTTTCGAACCAATTCAACCCAATCAAAAATTGCACGAATCTTGAGTTTTTTGGATTCTTCAAAAACTAAATTTTGAGTAATGAAAGCTAGTTTATTTTCTTGCCAAACAAAGCCTGAAACACCTCTCAAAGTCACAGCCTGTTCATATACAGCACGTACAGCCCTATGCAGATTCAAGCCTTTGTCAAAACGATTGAACGGCTGAATACTTTGAGTTATACCAGATTCAAACTGAAGCCCATTTTGATGCGAGCGAATATAAGGATCTGACCAAACTAAACCAATTGAATTACTTAAAATTCTTGCCCGACACTGAAATGGATAAAGACTTTCACCAAACACCCCACGATTAAAATTTATATCAAAACGTGCATTTGATTCGGATTTAAAACTTGTTTGGATGGTGCTTTGCAGACTACAAAAGCGATCAATGATGACCGCATCTATAGCAGCATTGAATGCAGTTTTTACATTACTATCAATTGTTGAAGCGTCACCCACCGCACCCGTTATATAGCTTTCTAAGCGTGTCGATATAACTGAAGAAAGCGCATTATAGTCGTAAGTCTGAGCTTGCATTTTGGCAATGAAAGCTGTGTTTATAACGGCTTCTAATGACGCTGTTTCTGCATTCTCTGCTCCGAAATTTAATGCTGTAGATCCTGTCGCAAGATCTTTAAATTTCAGGTCGACATGGTGAATCTTTGGAGGTGTATAGTTAGACACATGCTCACCTCTTAAACATTCGGCTTAAACACAATCGAGTTCAACATTAAAGTGCTACCCTGTATTAGTCCCGGATTATTTAAGCTAATATCTGTTCCCACTTCAAAATCAGCAACAGCTTTCCCTGCACCATTGAATAAACGTGCCCATATCGCTGTGCCATTTTTAACGACTACAGAAGCATCAGTTTGATGAAGCTCAATGCTGTCAGCATTCATTTTTTTAAAGCAAGGCTTAGGCAAAGTTAGAATAACCAAGCGAGTTGTATTATCTGCAGCAATATCTAAAGATTCGGGTTTAGAACTGCTATAAAAAACAAAGGTAGCATTTGCGCTACCTTGATCGATGTAAGTTGCTAATGCTTGCAATTGTGCAAGACTCGCTGCAATGGATGGGATAATCATCAGCTCACCTTATCCTGTACTGCAATATTGTATTCGCCTGCTGGATCTACAGCCAAAACATAACTTTTAGAATCACTTTGCCCAAAGAGTAAATATGAGCCGTCACTTTTAGAATGTGCTCGACTCAACAACTCACCCGTAATTCGATTATAAGCCCGTACTGGACAAGCAATAGGAACGTTTAATTTCGTGGTTATCCCCTTAATTAAAATGTTCGCCTTATGCGCCAATGCTTTGGGTGAAAACTCACCATTCAAGATTTTAAAAGACGGTCTTGTGCCGACTTGGCTAAACTCACTTTCTCCAAACAAAATTTTCATGCTTTAACCTCCATCATAAATGGTGAAAAATAGCATTCCCAAAACGCCCCCAGTATTTGAGCGCATCCGGCAACCGATATATGCTTTATTCGGTTCAGAGAAAATTGCATAATTCGCAGTTGAGGTCGCATCATTCACACATGCTTGTACCAAAGGTAATGCATCCATGATGAAACCATCAGGATCGGCAAAATAAATGGGTGAAAGTATATATCCTTCAGTTGGATCTGATTTAATTGAATTGGCTGCAGAACCGGAAATGACATTACCAAAACCGCTAATCAAACGGCTGTAACGTGTGTTTACTAAAGCCCCAGAATACCCTGTCATTGCAGCAACTTCTACTCTGCTGGTATCTGAGAGCGGTGTTCCAATAGACATGTAATCATTAAACGTTGCAGCATGATTCGAAGCGCAGAGAAATGGTTTAGCCAATCCCTTATGCTGAGTCACACCAAAACAATAAGGAGATTCAAAAATTTGACCTAGAGTTAAACTGTTAATTAAATAAAAACTATCTTTTGTACCAATAAGCACCCAAGGTCGATTACCATTTGGTGGTGGCTGATTTTCTGATGTATATGTGGTGTAAGCTGCATCATTAACTACTGCATAACGCCATTTGAACCAACCATTATAACCGCCTTCTCCTGTCCAATTTCTATTTTGCTTTGTCGGGTCAAATGGTGCTTGATTGCCAGTCAGATCATCAATGCCAATGCAAGAATCTAAAATCCCGACCTTGGCAAATTTTGCATAATTGGTGTTATAAACAGGATCTAAACTATTATCTACCCTTAAAAAATAAGGGTTCGCTGTTCTGTCTTTTGCACTATAGACCGCTTTTTGTGTGCCTGAAAATGGTTTGGTCCATCCTAAGGATGCCAATTTACAAGAGATAGTCCCAGTAGCAATTAAATCTGGTGAATTGACTACAAATTCAATCGTGTTTGATGTCAAACCTAAAACTTTATGTTCACCGTTAAAAATCTGTTGTTCTGCATTAGATATTTCAACAACTTGAAATTGCTGAAGGTTATGACTTGTTCCAAAAGTTGCCGTTGCTACTCCATCTTTTACCAACAGTGTTGAAACCAATTGAGAGCCCATGCCTGTGACCAGACAAGCATCGAGCACATCGATCATACAACCCCATGAGTTTGAGAGCTGAGGCGCATTTGTATTTCCAAAACTAAACCATTTAATATCTGTATTTGACATTTCTTTTACTCATAAAAAAACCGCCTTAGGCGGTTATCAATAATTAATAGGATTTATAGAATTCGGTCTATATCACCGCGTAGCATGATTTGAAATTGATCTGTAAGCTCAGTGGGTTCAGATTGTTTAACTGTGCGAATTACCCAAACTGGATGCATGGCTGCATGCGTATCAAAAAAGATTACATTGCCATTCGCCCAACCTGTTCCCCATCCCTCTTTTTTAATTTTGAAGTAAGGTACACTTGTAACCGGGTTAATAGGTGCATTCTCGCTGTTGATGTTGCCAGTTCCGATTTGACCTGAATACTGACCAATGATTCTAAAGTTTGTATTATCAGTAAAAACGAGTGCCCAGCGTTCTTGAATTGCGCCCTTATTCGTCATCACTAAAGGATATAGCGCATCGTTATAACGTGCTGAAATGGGTGCACCTGTCGGCTCATCAACCCACATATTGCTCCAAGTGCCTTGTGAGAACATATTTGAATATCGAGCATACATATCGCCTACAACCATTGCAGATCCAACAATAGTATTTTTAGCCTCATAGTTATGTGTCAAAGGTTTGGTAAAAGTAATCTGCCCACTGATTTGTACATCACGAATTAAACCCATATCCTGATAACGATATTCAATGCTTAAAGGTGGAGTTAGTGCATTTACGGCGAAATCTCCATTTAATGTGACCTCACCATAATCGTAGTCTACAACGTACATATCGAAAGGAACTTTCACGCCCTTACTGTCTTGAAGCTCACACCAAGAAATACGCTTATCGTCTAAAAGATAGGTTTTGCCCGCAATATGATCAGGCATTACCATAGATTTGGCGGCACTGACGATGCCAATATCACCAACTCGGAATATAGGTACACGACCATTCGGGGGCAAACGTGTAGCAGATAGGCCCAAAATCGAAGCATCAAGCGGAATATAGGTATAAGCCACGGCATTGTATTTCACCGAGTCCGGAACAACCCAAACAGGCACATTAATGTACTTCTTATTCAGTTCTTCATATTCTAAAAGTACGTCATACCAGTCTTTAGCTTCAATTTTTGGTCTATTCGCTTCAGTAATTTCTGTCTTGGTATAGAAATCAATATCTATAAAACCAGTTTCATAATTTACTGAACCATGCGCTTTTGCTGTATCCACTTTTCCCAGTTCATCAAACTGGATGGTCAAAGCACCAAATTCAACCGTACTTAATACCACTGTTACTGACGATGGGCGAATGGGTATGACAGGAATTCTAAAACTGATATGGTTTAATTCGATTGCATCAGTAGTCGTGGTCAATGACTGTAATGAAATAGCGTTACCGCTAGATGGCGTCCAAGAATCTAGTTCAACATCGCCTGTTCCATAGTTGATGGATCCTGAGCTAATTCCTGTATTTGAAGCGCTATTTATGTTTCTAAATATCACGCCATTTCGATCAACATAAACATCATTTCCCAATTTAAAACGCACTGAATTGGTCAAGACCTGTTCGCTAAACTGTGGGGTTAAATCCACTTTCAGCTTATCAGCAATAATTTGTTTTTCGTTAGGATTTAACTCAGGTGTATCTCGATATTTAATGTTGATATTGGTCGGATAATATGATTTTAAGAGCTTTTTTTCAGATTGAATGGATTCTGTTTGTGGAGAATAGTAGCCCATTATTTGCTCCATGACTCAAATACTTGATAGGTTTTTTGATATATCAATACTTCTAAAAATGGCTTAATCAGTACAGTACCAGTTATATAGTTGATGGTCCCGTGGGTGTTGCCTAACTTGTCATTCAAATTTCCCGTTGTATCATCAACTTTTGAATCAGTTAATACCAATTCTCCCCAATGCTGGTTAAGTTGGTCTTGTAACTCCATTTTTAACTCAATACTGCCTGCTTGAAGCGCATTGCCCGTTCCTACATTAAAACTTAACTCCTGATCTGTTGATGGCGATGTAATTAAGCTTTGATTTAGAGGGAAACCACTGTTGTAATTGATGGTAAACACCGTACCTTTTTGCGGTAATTGATTTGGAATGAATCTGCCCACGCCCGTCGCATAATTAATCTGACCTGTTGCATCACCTGTAAACTTGCCTTGTGCATTACTCGTCGCAACTTTTTCAACATCCTCAAGTTTCCACTTCACCATTACACTATTTGCCGCTACCGCCTCACCGAGTTGAAGCTCAAAGCTTGGGCTATCAATGGTTAAGTTTGAGCGTACAAAAGTTGAAATCGGTGTACACCACAACACCAGGATATTACTCCCCACGTCCGCAAGTTCACCTGTAGTCAGCAACCATGATCCTGTTTCATAATTGATTGAGCCAGATCCAATAGACGTTGCCCCAGCTTTAAGTTGTCCAGATCCATCGTCTTTAAGTTCATAAAACTTACCTTTCACCATGAAAGATACAGAAACGCTACCAGGTGCAGGAGGCGGAATTAAAACACCTGTCCAGTTTGAACCCTGATTTGCTTGAGTGACTTTAATAGATTGGCTCTGTGTATTTTGAGTTGGTGCAGAAGCAGGTTTAAAAGATACATTTAAATTCAATGATCCTGTACCTGCTGCACTGGTCCATTGAATTAAGCCTTTTTGATAATCAATTGTTCCGACTTGTGTACCTGAGGTTGTTTTGAGTAAGCCACCTATATCATTTACCTGTAGATTAAATAAAGTGAAGCTCACACTTGATGGCATGATGCTTGAGCCCAAATAGAGATTTTGAGCTTCGGCAACATAGGTTGGATAACTCGCTGTAACAACCCCATCATTACCTGGCACCAATGCTACTTTTTCACCTGCAGCATTTACATCAATGATTGAAGTTTCGCTTTGAGCACTTGGGATAATCTGAGTAAATACATCCTGGACATTGACTGTAAACTCACCCACTTGAATTTTTTCAGTGGCTTTGGTCGAAGAATAGTATTTACCAGTATCTGCTACCAATGTCTCACGGATGATCGTTGTGGATTTTTCACCGCCATACCAACTTTTTGCAGACAAGCCAACAAAGTCTGTTTCAAGCGGATCGCTAATACTATAAGTCGCAATCTTATATTCGATTTCTTTTAACTCGATGACAATCTTTGAAATACGAGTTTCAACTTTTAAGATACGAACATATTGCTCGTGACTATTTACCTTACCTTCATTTGAAACCAATACAATCGCATCACCAACATTACTTTCAGTTTCAGTGGTAAACATACAAACTTGAATCTGTTTCATGCCCTGCCAAAGCGTATCAAGTGGTGTACCTGCGATTTGCCCACCTTTAGCAAGATATGACTCAACTCTGTTTTGCGCTGATTTTCGCTCATCCGTATAACTTCCTGTGCTGAATAGCAAAGCAGATACTGCAGGATCCTTGGGTGTTTCAGAAATAAAAACTGTAGAGCCCATTAATAGATCCGTATCATTTGTCGATACAGCAGGAAAAACTTTGCGCATCGATACGTCACCCAGGGTACGGTCCAATTCTGAGACATCATTGAAGAGGTTATTACTTTGGCCATCAATAATGACCTGGCCAGAATATTTTCCGCCCCCGTTATCTGTATCGGTTAAACGTTCCGACTTATAAATTACAATGTCTTTGGTTTCAATCATCGTTTAACTCCAAGAATCGCATTGTGACGTTGTAATAATCATCTTCAGATACTGTTGGAAGGCCCTTAACTGGCTTGGCTTCAATTGCCCCTGCTTCATGATTAAACATAACTTTAAATTTTCGCTTGTCATGTGGGTAATCAAACTCAAGATAAAAATGCTCTTGAAGTGCTGACCAGTCCATAATTTTGCTGAGTTCACGGCGTTTCACCCACCCCATACTTGCCTCTGAAGGGATTAAAGTGATTAGACGCCCCGCCTTTTTCTTACCCTCTTGAACAATCAAAGCGCCATCAATAGCTCTATCTTGTTTTTGCTCAATAGGATTCCAATCAAATTCGTCAGACCATAAAAAACCGTTCTCTAAAAGAACGGTTTGATTTGTCGCTTTTCGTACTAATTTCATTTATTAGCTACCTTTATTAATGGTTTCCAGCTCACTTAGAATCGAATTAAGATTTGATTCTGTTGATGATGAACCATAGACAGTCGCCTTATTTTTTCCAGTACTGAGTTCATATTTCACGGTTTTAGAACTTTCTGTATCTAGTGTTGCTGCTGTTTTGCTGGAATATTGACTATAGCGCTCCAATTGCTCACGGACATAGTTTGCATTTGAAGTACCGCCACCACCTCCTGAAAACGCACCCACAACATCCAAGCCATTTTTAGCAAGCCATGAAGTAGATGCATTTCTATATCCACCTCCTAACTTAGATCCATCAAGAATAGTCCGCGCAATTTCAGCGGCATTTTTATCGTCATAACCCATTGCTTTTAACTCTGCTTCAACACCACTTTGATCAAATGCTAAGCGTGTTTTTTCACCACGAGGTGTAGCATGTATTCCACCTGTTTGAGCATCGAGCGCCTTTGCCCAAGCTTCAGATGAAGAGTGAGCTTCTTCACGAGCTACATCACCTAAATCCCTGAAGCTTTGCTGTGCATCATAAGTCGCATTGCTGACTTTTTGCATAGAGATTTCCATTTGAGATCCTGCATCTACAGTCACCTTGCCCACTTCATTTACGCTAGATGCCAATCCATTTGCAGCCAGTTGCCCTTCATACCAAGCGATTTTGGCTGCATTCCCTGAAGCATATATTTTGTCAGCCATATTGATTAAAGCTTGTCTGACCTGCTCAGCCGAAGCAGTACCAGATTGCTTCATAACATTAAAAGCTCTCATTTGAGAGTCTGCAATCTTAGACGTCTCTTCTTTAGATGTTACTCCAAGCAATTTGTAGGCTTTTTCAATTTCAGAAATATTTTCAGGGATTTTCCCATTTATCTGATCAAGATATTCCATGCCTATTTGGACTTGTTTTGCAGATAGCACACCTTGTTTTTCAAATGAAATTAGCTGTTGTTTAGCAGCCTCGATTTCCGCTTGGTTTTTTGCTTTTTCAGCCCACTTTTCCCAACCTTGATAAAGTGCATCAGTTGCTTGGGTGCCCTTAGCGCCCATTGTAGTTAGGCCATTTGCATAATTATCCAAATGGACTTTATTGGCAGCAAACTTTTCAGAAACTCTGTTTAGAGCAACATCCAAGTCTAGGCCTAGAGCCGCAGCTCCTTTTCTTGCCTTGGTTATAGTGTCATCTTGAACTTCGACAGCCTTTGTTCCAGCGCTCATAGCTGAAACAATTACTTTGCCAGTCTCATCGAATTCAGCTTTAAGACCTTGAAGTGCTAATTTGGCATTTAATACTTTCAAGGCTACTTGACCTGCGGCATCTCCTGATTTAATTGTGGCCTCTGCAACTGCCTGTGCCGCTTCAATTTTTGCTTGATTAAGTTTGGTGCTCTCTGCTTGATAAGCCTTTTCTTTAGCATCAAGATCAGCTAGACCTTTGGTAGCAAGATCTATAGCGGCTTGATTACCAGTTTTCCGCGCTTCAAATAATTGCTGTTCAAGCAAAACCCTTTGATCGCTAATAGCCTTGTAATCTACTACATGTTTTGCTTCTTGGGCGGCTAACTGATCTAAAGTAAGCTGATTTTTAGCTAAGGTATCTGCATTCCTTTGTTCTTGGGTTTTGCCAATCTCTTCATATGCTGCAATAGCTTTGGATTTAAATTGCATTACACCATCAGAAGCTTTTTGATAATACTCCTCTGATTTGGCCTGCATGGCCTGCATGTTTGCAATAGCTTCCTGCTTAACATCACCCCATGTAAATTTTGAAACTAAATTTGACCATGCTGAACCAACAGAATAAAGCGCACCCACGAATAGATTGATGCCAATACCTATTGCAGAAAATCCATCACTTAAAGCACCAATTACCACATTGATAGCTTGAAGTGTTTTAGTAAACCCATTTGTCTTATCATTCGCAGTATCAACACCACTGTTGAAACTAAAAATTTGCCCTAATACTGTATTTATCGCATCAAATGCCGCTTCAAATGCATTACCTGCAGTTGATGCTAATTCTTTCAATGCATCATAAGCGCTAATCAATGCAATTTTTAAGGCTTCAATTGTTGCAGGATCAATTTTCTTAAGCTGATCTCCTAACCAAACAAAACCTTCACTAATATCATTAAGAATGATATCTAATTCTTGAATGTTGTCAGCAAGCAACTTGAGCCATTGCGCAACAGAAGCAGATGCACCATTTGCCTGATCCATCTTGCCAATTAATATCTCCCAACTGGTTGATATGCGCTGTAATGCATTACCTATTGTTAATGGAAATTTATCGTAAGTTGCCTGAACTGATGCTGATTGGCTTTGAAGGGCTTTTGCTACACGCTCTGAAGAAAGCTCACCTGCTTCCGCCATTTTACGCAGTTCACCAGTGGTTACACCTAAACCTCTTGCCAAAGCCTCAGCTAAACCGTAACCACCCTCCATAATGCTGTTAAATTCTTCACCGCGAAGTACACCACCTTGCATGGCTTGAATAAATTGAGTAACCGCACCATCAGCTGCTTCCGCTGAACCGCCACCAATTTTAATTGCTTGAGTTACTGTTTTTGTTAGGTCTAGCGCTTGTTGTTGCGTCATCCCCATATCTTTACCAACCGCATTGAGGCGAGTAAATAAATCGGCAGTTGTGGTGAGATTAGAGTTTGTAGCAAGTGCAACTTGGTGAACACCTGCCATTGCTTGATTAAAGTCTCCACCATCTTTGGTAGCTATATTAATTCGTGCTGAAAGGTTTGTGTATGAGTCTGCTGCTTGTGCCAATCCTTGAACACTCAAACCAACACCAACAGCCGCCATCGCAGCAACTAAAGCATTTACTGCAAATTTAGCGCCATTCACACCTTGTTGTAAGCCAGCTGTATTGGCTAACAGGTTTAAGCGAAAATCCATAGATCCTGAAGCCATACATTCCTCAACTTTTCTACAAGCAATAAAAAACTGCCAGCAGGCAGTTATGGTTTTGGGAGTATTAAAAAACCTCCAAATGGAGGCATAATTTAGATTATTTGTATTTCAGTATTATCGATTAGAAATAAAGCTCAATAAATTTAAACTCTACTTGTAACAATAATCCATTAATACCAGAGCTTTATCCATATACTTATTACTTAATTCACTACTGGTGTTCATTTTAAAATTATTATCCTGTGCAAATGCTAGAAACCCATCAATTGCATAATCATATGAAGTATTTAAGCTTAATTTCATTGCATTATCACAAAAATTTGCAGGCTTTCTCTTTTCTAATTCTCTCTTAAGCCTCTGAAGTTCGGTTATAGGTTGGCTTAATGCGATCCTAGGAGTTGATGAAGCAATTTTAATTGAATCAGACCATTTGCCAGAAAGTTGGGAATAGAAATTTTTACCATCATTTGGAATTTTTCCAGATTCAATAATACCTCTAGCTTCTGCAGGATCTATTTGTATCTTAGATTGCAATTCTTTAATTTTAGAACGAACTTCTTCTTCATGCTTTTCATTTTCAATTTTTTGTATTTGTGCCTTTTCTGCCTGTATTAATCTTGCCATATCTTCTTTATTGCTTTTATTGATGAAATATCCAACCAATAAAACAATAATAAGCAGAGCTCCAAAAGCATATTTCAAAATCATTGCTCCAAAACAATTTTATAGACCACATCTCTTACTATCGTTATAGTATATTTATCATTATCAACTACATAGCTCAAATTAAAGGCTGAACGTGGAATTCGATGATAAATTCTTAAAGTGAAACGTTTCTCTGATTCGGGATTTCCTAATACACTTTTTACATCATCAATCGAACTACCAATTTCTATTGAACCAGTAGATGTTTTGATGGATTTAACCTCTGTTCCTGCAAAAACAAAACTTGAAGCAAAAAGCATAAAAGCTAATAATATTTTTTTCATAAATATCCCCTTATTATGTGAACAGGATATCTTTTGAATGTTTATTGTGCAATGTGAAATTTATGAACCTTTCATCTCGTTTGAAAATTTCTTATAGCCATTATTGTCTGCATGATATGAAACACGCATTGTACTTCCAAGGCTTAATAATGAATTTCGTTCATTACGTTGCGCAGCTTTTAAGTATTCAAGGAAGGCACCAAAACTGTAATTTAAAATATCTGTGTGACGATGGCCCTTACTAATCAAAAACTGGAAAGAATCAAACCATGTGTTTTCTGTTTTTTCAGTAGATTTTTTCCCATCTTGCTGATCAAAGTAGGCTTTATTAATCGTTAATACATCTGAAAAAATTGACAGAAATGTATCTGCATCGGTATTCATGATATTTGAATAAAAATTGGCATCATGAATTGTTGTAAGTGAGCAAACCATAATGGCTGCTACAATGTGTTGTTTTACAATTGATTCAAGATTTTCATTTGAATAATCTTGTTTTAAGTCTTTTCGAATCATTTCGGCAAACTGCGACCATTGATCCAAGTCTCTTACAGTGATTTGCTTGATTTCAATATCTTCATTAAATACAGATCGATTAGACGCTAAAAAGAATTCATTCATTTTAAATACTCGAAAACAGGCACAAAAAAAGACGCTTATGCGCCCCTGTGCCTGTTGTCTTAATTACGCTACTGGAATTGTCACAACATGGCCATATAAACCAAGTGTAGGATCTAAGCCTTTTTCAGTGTCTGAAAGTGATTGACCTGAGATTTCGTATTGACCTAACTCTTCATGGATCAATGGGAAAGTGGTTTCAGGTGATTTTTTAGTACGCCACAAACGTACAGCAATATTTTCACCTGTTGCAGTATTAACTCCTTTAAAGAACAACTCGTATTCTTTATTGAATTCACTCGCGATCGTTGTGTGACTTACTTTACCAGTAGTGAAGCTGGCTGTTACTGGGTCCGCAATTAACTCATTAAATGTAATCGTACCAAACACTGCATCAAGCGTATATTTATCAGCTGCGATCGTCGTAGATCCCGTTTTAAAAGATACTTGAGTTAAGTTGTAGCCATCAAGTTTAATTTCTTGGCCTACTTTAATTGTTCCAAGTCCTTGGTCTGTAACTGTAACACTGGCAACCTCTGATTTCATACCTGACAAGATGTATTGCAGATTGGCTTCATCCACTTCTTCAAGCTGCCCTTTGAAATTAACACCTGTTGTTTTGGTTAATACAAAATCTGTGGTCCGTTGTCCTGATGTGCTTTCTTGGTGTTCAACTTGGTCTGTTGTGATTTCAAGTTCGAATTCAGGAACGTTACCAAGATGACGCATACCCCCAGCAACACCATTCGTAATCTCAGATAGATAAAATTTACCCTGAAGCGAAATATATTTTTTAGCCATCTGTTTTGACCTCTTTGGCTGGTTTTGTTTGTGCAGATGGTTTCACTTCTTCAATGATCTTATCTGCTTCTAATCGTTTAATTTGTTCATCTGAAAGACCACCAATAGTGTCACCTTTTACAAAGCGGCCTACAGGCTGTAAAGCTTTATATGTTTTCATAGTCACCATGATTTAATCATCTGTGCTTCAAATAAGAATGGGAAAAATGCCCGTCCTGCAGTTGTCTTACCTATAGGCACTCCAGCATCCACACGCAGAAATCGTTTGTATCCGACAATCTGCGGTTGGTAACCTTGCATTGCCGTAAGAATTTTTCTGATATATGGGTCAGCTAATTGGCGAATCGACATAGTTTCACTAAGTTGAGCTGATGCATCAGAAACACCAAGCGCGATCAACCACTGTTGATAAATTGCATTGGCTTTGCCATCTCCTGATGTATCAGAGATGCGGTCACCAACATAGATAATGCCTATACCCACATCACCAATAAGACATTCAAAAAGATCATCCACATTGAACGGCGTAACAACTTCATCAATATCAGGTAGTTCAGTTTTAATACGCTTCAAAATATCCTCTTCAAGCGCAAAATAGTTATCAATGTTTTGCATCAGTTAAAACCTTGTATAAATATTCTTCAATTTCAAAGAGTATTTCTTGTGAATCATCAACAGAAATTCCCATAAATGGACGAGGTGGGATATACACGGCCTTAACCTTTACCCAACCACCTGTTGGTGTTTTAAAAGTTAAATACTTACCTGATTTTGGTTTAATCGTGCCCCCAAAATGCAAAATAGGTGCATATTTAACATTTGTTCCAACACTAATCGTATTACCCTGAACCTTTGCGATAATTGAATTATGCAATCGACCAGTATCACGTAGAGTTTGCCCACCTTGGACTTTAGCTCGCCATGACTTTTTCCAAGGCTTATTATCAGTGCCAATTCCTGTGCGAATTCTTTGTTGCACATTAAATTCGAGAATATCTGAGATATCCTGCCAAAGTCCCGATGGATCCTCTACACGATCAACAACTCGTCGCATAAACTCCTGCAACTTATTTTGACCATGCATCTGTATAGAGTCAGTCATATCAAATACTCGGCATGTTATCTAAAATACTGTCTGAGAAAACTCCCCCTTTATACGTTGTACCAATTGGCATAGTTTTCGGTGATGTATTTGCAATAGCCGTCTCTTCTTCACCAGATTCATTGATGATTTTGATTGTCAGAATTCCTCTACCTACTGATACTCGCTCTAGAAACGAAATTGCATCTTCATATCGTTGACGCACTTCTTCACTTGCCTTCGTCTTCCAAAGCAAGTATCGGGCAATATCACATATATAAATTTTGAGATTTTCAGGAACTTCAGGTAATGGGATTGGGTACTTCAAACCGATATATCCGTCGGCAATATTTGAAGCATCTTGAATTGCTGATTTAACAGACTCATTAGTTGTTAAAGCTTTTTCTAATCGATTGATCTCTAACTCACCAAAGCGCAAGACCAGATCTTCACGACTTGCATACTCAGACATATATCACCTATTTAGCTGATTCCTTTGGCTTCGCAGCAGGTTTGTTATCTGCAGATTGAGATTTTTCAAACTCGGCTACTTTAGCTTTTAACTCAGCTACTTCAGCTTCTGCTTTATTTTTAGCTTCTGTAAGCGAAAGTTCATTTGCTTTCAACTCTGCATTTTCTGCAGCAAGCGCAGCCATTTGGGATGCAAAGTTACTCTCTTTAGGCTGTTCAATGGCTTGCTCTTCTTCAATAGCCCCAGATGCTAAAAGGGCCTGAAGTTGTTTAGCTTCAAGCCCTTTGATTTCATCACCTGGTCGAAAGTGACCAATGGATTGTTTTGCAATGTATTTAGGCATTTGAGCCTCCTTGAGAAATAAAGCCAGTACCGCCACACACGCCATTTTTGTTAGATGGCACTGCAAGTGGCGCTGATTCAGTCATCAAGAAAATTCCGCTTGGATCTTCGTTATACCACTGACGATCAAAATATTTAGCCACTGCCCCATTTGCTAACATGTTTTTAATTTTACATTGTGCAATTGAGCCTTGGGTATCTGAGATAGCACCAAAATAATCATCAGGGATGAAGCGTTTTAAACCATTTTTTAAACGGTAAGTTGCATCATAAACCCACAATTCTTTTTCATCCAAATAGCCTTTAAATGAGGCACCTTCTTGAACATTCAAACTTGGCTTATAAGGTACGGCAATACCAGCATAAGGTTTCACAAAACGTTCTTTGAATTCTTCATTATTTGATAAAGCCGCCCAAACCTTTCCTGACATAAGGTAGAGTTTAGAAGCACCACCATTTGCATCAAGCAGAAGCTTTTCAATAGCTTCGATATCGGTTACAGGTTTAGCACCAGCCTGATTCCATGGAATTAATGGTGTAAAGTTCAGGGACGCATCACGTTCATAATCAACCATGTTATATTCATAGTCATCAGATTGAAGTAAATACTTTCCTTTGAGCAATAACTCCGTTGCCATCAATAAAACAGAGTTATCAATCGCATCATGATTTCGCTTCATAACTGCAATTTGAGCAATGACCATTTTTTCCTGATCAGATAATTGCTGACTTCCTGTAGAGATGATCCCTGCAGTACGTAAACGCTCCATTAAGGCTTCATCAAATGAGGTTGCAGGCGTCACCATGTTTTTTGGTTTGTAATACGCTGGTTGAACAAATTCGACCTTTGCTGCACGTTTAGTATCAAAAGGCTTACCAGGTTGATGTGGGGATACTAAGGGTGCAAGATCATGCACTGTATTGATTTCTGCAAGTGGGACCTCATCACGGTCAAATGATGGACGATTTGGGAACAGCTTATCTAACAGCCAAGTATCCATTGGCTTATAGTTTGTGTGAATAATTGCAAGCTCACCAACATCAAGTAATTCAAGTGGTGCGCCATTGACAGTAAAAGACTGAGGCATTGTTTAAAATCCTTATACTTTTGAAAATTCGATTTTGTTTAGAGTTGCTTTTGCACGTGCCGCATCATATTTAGATGACTCTAAATATTCCCCAGCAATTCGCACAGCTTCGATACTGAATACACCACCAAAATAAATTGGAATTTCAATTCCATCAGCTGCCATTTGGGTTGCTTGTTGAGTAGTTACATCTTGGCCACATACAACATTCCAAGTTTTTTCATCTGTTGCATGAGTGACCACATTGGAATCAGATAAAATCAACAGATCCCCAGCTTTGTAAGCCGTTGCAGTAGTCACCTTGGCATTTGCACGACGAAGTTTTTCAACATCTAGATTGAATGGGCGTGATTCTCGGCTCACGTTTCCTAAGTAGGTTTTATTGCTCATTTATTAAGCCCCTTTGTTCTGGCCAGCGAAGGCTTGAGCACCAGAAGTAAACTTGTGAGGTTGATCTTGATTAGGTGTACCACCTTGACCACCAGTCGCTTGGTGATTGAATAAGTGTTGCAGTGCTGGATTTATTGCAGGAATAGGTTGCTGTTGTTGTCCTGCTGCTGGTTGTTTTGATGAGAACTGACGAAGTTGTTTAGCCATAAAACTAAAAGCAACATCATCCATATCTGTATAGGCCTTAGTGTCATCAGCACTGAATTGAGTGTTTAATTCAATTTGAAGTGCTGCAATGTCTTCAGTACGTTTTTCAGCTTTAAACTTTTTAAGTTCAGTTTGTGCTTGATCACGTTCTTGCTCTGCTTTAAGACGAGCAGCTTTCTCTTGTTCGAGTTCGCTCATGTTGGTGTCCTCTTGTGGAGTTGAGTTTGTTTTACCTGAAAAGGCTTGAATTGATGTCTGAGTGTCGGCTCCTACACCACAGATTGTGATTTCGTGGACTCGTACATTTCTAAAAACATGCAGTGGCCCTGTGAATTCCTGACCATTTACTGTGATCGTCTTACCTGCAGATATTTCCTCAATACTGTCAGGATCTGCCCACCAAGACATTTGAAACGGATATTCTTCATCTGCGTCAGTAACAATTTCTTGAGCACGTGGATTAGATAGGAAGTGACCCTTAGCTTTGAATTTATTGGTTGTTTCAAATTCAGTTGCCACCCCTACACGAAGTCCACCAAAATGTTCTTCAACTAGACCAATCTTTGGCTTTAATTGAATATTTTGAAGATCAATAACTACTCCACTTCGGCCCCAGTAATAGTGGTTATCAATTCGTCCACCGCTATATACTTCTGCATCAAATGTACGGCGCTTCTTCGTATCATCTTCATTAATCGAAATTGGTACGTTTACGGCTGTAAATTGATGCTTCAGATGTTCTTTCAATTCATCTGGCATTTTTCATGCTCCAATAAAAAAACCACCCATTTGGGTGGTTTTGGAATTACATATTTAGTTACTTGTATTGAGTCGCTGTATTTAGAAAAAGTCCAGCAAGGGACTCATCCCAATTTAATTCGTCAGTTAAAAAGGATACGCTCAATATCTCCTTATTCTCGAACATTAACCAGAAATTTAAAAAAGCAGAAAAACTTAATCGCCAGCCATTTTTGCTTATCTTTTCCTTATGATTTCTTGCTAATGATTTCATAAAATCAATAAATATTTTTGTATCCTTGCTGTTGAACCACTCCTGAGTATTATCAATCTTAAAATGTTCGATAAGCTTGGGATACTTCGCGAATCCATATTCAGGATCTGGATCACCCAAAAAACCAACATCTAACACTTTATAATATAAATTAACTAGATCTTCTGATTGGGTTAATGTTTTAAACACCTTACTTTGACTAGGGCTTAGCATATTGTGCCTCCTTAAAACTAAATCTCGTAAAGTTAATCCAATTTTCGCGCCCATGTAAATTAATATTTTTAAGCCAAACTAAATAACATATTATTTCTTACAAACAACCTCGTAGCATCCTCATTTGTACGCTGTAAAATTACCGACTCACTATTTACCTCAATAACTTTAAGATTCAAATCTGGTGCCAATAGAGCCCCATCCAGACCTTGTATTTTTGATAGATCAATTGCATGGCCTTTCATATCTAAAATTGTGATTGTTTTGCCCGCATTCTCAGCTGTTTTAAACAGAGTAGGTGTTTGAATACCGATTACATTACCTTTTTGCAAGTTGAATGAATCAAAACCTTTGATATTGTTTCCAGTAAGTTTGTTTTTGAGATTCTTTGCAAATCCAAGCATCGATTGAAATGAATCATTCATCCAATCCCAAATAGACTTTGATTTTCTATCAATACCTTTCTTGGTTACAGCATCTTTCAAAAGTTCGGTCAGATTCTCATCTTCAGTTACAAGCTCTACAACAAAGCGCGGTGCTGACGGTGCTATATCTTTGCCACTATCAATCACTGTATCTAAAAAATCATCTAAGATTTTTCGGTTTGATTGCTCAAGTGGTTTAAAAGCATCAACGATTGCCCTTTCAACATCTTGCTCAAGCAAAGCAGTATTCTTAATATCAAGAATTTCTGATGAGTATGAAAGATCCAAAAGTTTGTCTGCTATTTTTTGATCAAGTACTTCATTTAAATTCGAGCCCCAAGTCGCAGGGTTAAAACTCCAACCTAAATTACGTGCAACCTCTGGTAGATCCTCATCTGAAGTAATGCCGTATTTCTCAGCTTGCTTCTTAGTTAAAGCAATCACATGGCAACGACACATAAAATCCCACGGCGGGTAATACAACGTCCAAAATGGATCATCAATATGCCTAATGATGTTGTTTAACTTAAGGTGAGTTGGTCTTACCCGGCTATCATTAATCGCAACATACATTAAATATGGTCGTGATTCCTTGTTAGCCTGTTGCTGTGTCCATCTACCATGTGCATAAGCCATCTGCATGTTAGTACGGTAGATATTTGCTAGGTGATGATCTGAGAGTTCAATGCCCTCATCAGCTATATGTTTCTTAAACTCATCAAAAGTTGAACCATCTTCAGTTGATTTATTTACCAGCTCCAAAACAGTCTTAATTCGATCGATAGAGGCCAATCGACTTACTGTAGCGGAGTAATGCCTTGTTTTAAGATCAAGCAAGTAAAACTCTTCAGGTAAAACGACATTGCGACTGCGCGCATATTTCAAGGCTTCTACATAATCAGTCATGTCTATTTTCCTTGCCTGGCATGTACATATCCCATCACATCAGACATAAACAACGCTCTCGACATTGTGAGTTCAAAATCATCCACTGATGAACCTTTAGTTGCTGAATACAACTTAGATATCAATTCGCTTGTGTCCGTTGATTCAGATACGATTACTTCAAGTTCTGATTCAGATAACAGAACCTTAGGCTGATTTTTAGCAATCTCTTCAAGTTCAATCTGTTCAGGCTTTAAGTTTTGACTATGAGCTTTAAAATTGAATGAAGTTTTAGAGAGTGCATGAAATTGTGGAGTAGGTAATGTGTTAGCTTCACTCGCAACAGCCACATCGCCATCTTGCAATCCATATTCACGTTGGAAGTACTGCGGAGTAAGATTAGCCCCTGCATTCTTTAAATGAGCATCTCGTTCAGCTTGATCTTTATTTAGTGGTTTAGGTTTTTCGCCTAAAATAACTTCATAATCCCCCCAGTTATTTAATGTACAAAGAGCATTTACAATTGCCTGCAAAGTAGGAGTAATTAATCGCATATCAGATTTTAATTTATCAAGACGAACGTTTTCATGAACCAAACCTAGTGCTCTGCTCCCAGTCCCATCTGTACCACTCGTAAGTGTTTGCCCTAATACAACCTTTTGGATCTGACGGATTAACTGATTATTAAATGATTCAAACGATGATCCTGCTGTACCACTACCAGGTGTGGAAAGCATTTGAACATCATCTTTCCCATCAATTGACAGTACACTTTGAGCATGTGCATTTAACAAAGCATTATTCATATCAGTGGTCGTTGTATCTTTACTATTCACTTTCCCAAGTAAAATGGGTGTTCCAAAACGCTCTAAAAACTTCGCCCAAAATTTAAAGCCATTCTGTTTAAAGAAAAACAACCAATACAGAGTAGCTAATAAGGATTTACCATAAGGATTCTCATAAGAAGCCTTACGTCTTGTTAAAAAGAATTTAAAAGTTTGATCAACTTCTTTTTCAGCATATGTTCCATCCTGACGGTAGATTAAACGTCCATCATTTTTAGGTTCAAACCATTGCATTGGCTTTTCACCGATCCACTGAATACCTATGTAACCTTCAGGCTTTAACTCATATACAGCCTCTTGTACTGAATAACCAAAGAATAATGCATTTAAACCACAAGATACGATTTCGTAATACCACTCTTTCACTGTGAGATTAAGAAGCTCAGATTCAGGAGTATCATTTGGTTCAACACGAAAAGGGGCTGCAAGCAAAGCATCTAAACGAGTTTCAATTGTTTGAGCGATCTCATCATCATCGAGCATAATTTTAAGCTTATGACGTTGAATACCTGCTTTTCTTAACACTTCATCTGTATCGGGTTGTCTTCCAAAGTTTACTAAAAACTTAGTTACCGCTTCCTGAGAATACAAATTCCCATAAGACAAAGCCTTTTTTGACGCTTTGTCCTTTTTTGACTTTGTCATATTTGCTACCTATTTATTAAAAAATTCGACTTCCAGCACCTGCAGGTTTTTTACCTTTTCGTCCCTGAACTCCACTAAAGCAGATCATTACACTATCTGCTCGGTTAGGTGATGAAGCACCATCAGGTTGCTTATTTACTAGAATTTTTCCAGCACCATTTTTGGTGTATGTGGGTTGTGATAACTCAGTAACTAATGCCTCTAACTCCGCCTTTGGTAAATCCTCACTAGATAAAGAAATTATCGAATCAGGATCATATTTCATTCCATTGAGCGCTCTATACGTATTTTGGAATCGCAATCGTAATGACCACCAAGCTTGTGCTTTTAAATTTGCAAAGAAATCTACATTCTTTCGAGCCTCAACCATCTCTTCATCTGGCTCAAACACAGCACCTGAACCTCTAAACGGATCCGCTTGTATTAATTTGATTCCTTTCGCTTCGTTTTGCTCATTAATAACTCTCGCATCACCACGCACACCTGCACCAAGCCCATCAGCATCATAAAGAAACTGGTTTAAATTTCGCTCAATGCTAATATCTATTGTCTTTTGTGTAGTTCCAAAAATATCATCCCCAACACCAGACCATGTATCTAGATATTGCAGCACTACACCATGTCTATCCGCAAACGAGTTCTTATCTTTACCCTCATCAGCTACATCAAGGCCGCCTATACGATCGCCTGAAGGTCTAATATCAAGATTAATATGAGCATCAATAGATGCTTGTACCCATGCACTTGGTATCAAAACACCTTCAACAGAAGCGGCATAGTTAATATCTACCTCTTGAGCAAGGACAACATCATCAAGTGTGGCTAATTGCTTTTCATACCATGGAAAAATCAACTTACCACGCAATTCAACTTGCCAATTTTTATCTGGATTCGCGCGCCATGGCATAGTAAATATTGGATATCGTCCGCTAAATCGATCTCGATAAAAACGATCACCAATACCGTTGGGTGTTGATCCTTTGATATGAACGTTTGTATTTTGTGATATTGCTGCATCTACCGCTTCTTGACGCTCGACAAATGCCCATTCATCAAGAAAGTACATTGTAGTTCGTCCACCACGGCCAATGTTGTCACCCGCCTCACCCGTAATTGTTGCACCATTATCAGGATTGATGATACGCATGTAATTATCATGCACTTTTTCAATAAAGCCCTTTGGCTTCATCCACTCAGGCATTTTACTGAACATATCTCGGATTTTATGAAACAGCGTTTTAGGGTCACCCTTTTTATCAACCAACTCTTCCTTACGGCTTCCTACACCGCCAGCAAAACCCTCAACAAATAGCCAACGATGCAAGAAAAATCCTAATACAACATAAGACATTCCCTCATCACGTGATTTTTCAATCAAGCCATGTGTTTGAGTGTTTTCACGTTCAAGCAACCAATCAACAAGCTCAACCTGTTTTGGACGTAACACAAAAGGAAGATTTGCGGGTAATCCGTATGACATACCACGGGGATCATAAGTCCAGATCCAATTGTTAAACCAATGCACTGGATCAGTTCGGCATTTATAAAGTTCAGCCTGTTTGCTTAATTCGTTTTGCTCTGTCACCGCTTTATAATAATAACGGCGGCTCATTTCCCCTATCACATCAGGCAAACGTGTATTGATTGTCCATGTCTTGATTAAGGGTGCAATTTCATCCAGTGCATAAGTCATAACTTACCTGTAATTGCTAAACGTGAAAGTTCTTGCGGGGTCATTTCTGCAAGTTCTTCAGGGCTTAATAAGATTGGTTGAGTTTTCTGTTCAATCTCAGTTTTAATTGCTCCACCATTTGCCCCTGTAACCTCTTGTCGAGTTACACGGCCATCAGTTTCTTGAAATGCTTGCTTAAGCAGATTTTGTTTTAATCGCTTGTTTTTACCTGACTCGTTGTACATTTTTTGAAGTTCGTTAAGGCGAAATGCTTTGTTTGCAATTGCAATATCTTCAATATTTTCTCGGAAGTCCTTGCGTGTACGCTCAAACAACTCTTTTAATTTTTTGCTTAGATTACGCCCAGCCACTTTTGTCGGGTCGTAAACTGCAACCTGTTGCCTGGTTATCTCAATATTAAAATCTTGCTTTACAGCTTCGACTACTTGTAAAGGGGTTTCAAAGCAAGCAAGAGACTGAACTATAAAGATTTTCACAGGCTCTTTTAGTGCTGCCATAAACTCACCTTCGTATAGCTACGTATAGCAAAATAGATAAAAAAAATCCCCTATTAAGGGGATGCTTGATAAATAATAGACCTCTTACAAAAGTCAAAAAATGATCAGGTGTCAATGTTGATTTTATTAAGTTTCATCAATTCTAAAGCTATCATTTATCCAATATTTCATTACGGCAGGAAACAATTTCTGAAAGTTTTCAACAGTTAGACTTTTCGAAAAATGTTTCCTATCCTCCTCAGTTGTGCACCCAAATTCCCGCATCACCGACAAAGTAAGTATGAGTGTCCTCAACTTCAATATTATAAACCGTCATGGTGAGATGGCCTTCACCTTCACTCCATTCTACTGTATCTGGGTCGCGCCAATGACCCTGTCTAAATCCATAAAATTCAGCACCTTCTCGATGCTCTTCAGGAGTCTGATCAATTAAACGTTGTTTCCATTCATGATCATTTATCCAGAGTTTATCCATTATTGGTCTATAGGCTGGGTCACTGTAGTCTCTCTCACCTGTGATTAAATCAATAAAGCGTCCTCCTGATTGCCCAGTCTCATCACTATAGTCAACAATATAACCAAAACCGGCTTTATACGTTTTTAGTAATGGAGTTATGCCTTTATATTTACCATCATAACCGCCTCCACCATAGCTAATAAATTTGTTACCATCTTTAATCACCATAGGATCTTGAGGAGTTAAATTTTCTGCTGGTAACCAGCCTTGATTAATTGTCCAAAATGGGTGACAAGCTGTAACAAATAATGAAGATGGTTTTGCTTGTTGATCTAGAGTTCTTCTTAATTTAAAACGCTCTTTAATCGGTAGCTTTGGATCAACGTAGTGATCAAACTCCATAAGGAATATTGGAACATTATCTGTAGTCGTGGTTTTACGAATTCGTTTATAAACCAGTTCACCACTACCATCTGCAGCTTTAGATAAAACTTTATCACCAACCTTAAGTTGTTCAATAGCGATAAGCCCTTGCTCAGTATGTACCATAGTGCCCGCAGCAAAACAGGTATGTGATTTATTATTGTCTCCAACGTTACTATCCTTGATTGGTACTATCCCCCTGTCAGTTTGAACCAATCTACCTCCATTAAAAGAGGTTTGGTCAGGTATTATCGAAGCTTGTACTTTCTGATAATTGATTGTTAATTTATTTTTTTTCATCTCTAACAATACCTATTTAAACATTAGAACAATCCAAAAAAACGCTTTTTAGGTTTAATCAACTCTTCTATGACGATTGTAATAATCAAGGTGTTTTCATTTTCAATTCTTGCACCTTTAAAATACTGGTAAAAAGTTTTACTTGGATCAACCATATTAAATTTTACATTGGTATCAGTAAACTTCATTAATTCTTCAGCTAAAGTTTTCATTAATAAATCATCATTAGGAAGAAAACCAAGCTTTTCATAAATCTTATCGATTGCGTAATAAGAGTCAGAGCCCCTTTGCATTGTTTCAACTGCATCTGGAGTCACAGCAAAAAGTTGGTGATTAGCAAATTCAGTACCGCACAATTGATGTAAGAATTCTTTCAATTCAACCAACTGTTGATCACTAAGTTGATCTAAACGTGAGGTTTTCAGAAAGTGAGAATGTGAGGTTATTTTCCCTGTATAATTTATCCAGTTATCAAATACTTGAGCTTTAATCGTTCCAGCTAAAGAAAGATATTCACAACTTTCAACATCATATTTCATTAATAAATCCAAAGATCTTTTAAAGGCGATTATTTAATAAATGCTTTACAAATACAATCTCATTTTTTCTATATAAATCAAACTCAAATGATTTTAAGTCCAGAAGTTCAAAAATTAGAAATTAATTTGAATATTTCATTTAATCAAACATGTTCCACAGCACTTGGAAATATTTAAATCTGATACAAACGGCGGGTTATTAGCGACTTCTACCATTCGCTTGACGTTTTCGCTTGCTCCCCAGCGTTTGACAACGCCTATAAACTCTTCTACATCATGGCCAGCTAAATAATGTTTTGGTAAGCCTGTATGATCGCTATAGAGTATTTCCCCATCTTCATCACGCTCTACACCAATGTGATATAGCTCATGCTCAATCAAAGCACAAAATTCACGATCGTTCGAACGTTCACAGAAACTTGCATCGACTGTAATTAGATATATAGGTACAAATCCAAACCAGTTGCGCATTTGTTGTTCTTGTCTTGCTTTACGCCATCCACCCTGGTTAAACATTACTTTTTCACATTGACCTAATACCATTCTCTTTTTAGCAACGGCGGCAGATGACGCCCAAGCAAATGCTAAGAATGTTTCATCGTCGTGTAATAGCTCTGCTATGTGGTCATGGTCGGGATTATGAAGTACACCGCCAAGCGTGAGAAAGTTGGTTACCACCCATTCTTTTAGATCTGCTGCAGGTGCCAAGCGAATCGCTTCTTCTTCCTCAGATTGATCAATCAGTTCTGTCGGTGGAAATGGTCGGATCTGTTCCATTGAAAATATGCCTCTTCAAATTCTTAAGCCACTGGGAAGCTTGGTTAGATTCAATTTGCATTGGACCAAATTCATCAATTTTATATCTATTCGCTGATTCTATTCTTACAACGGTGTAACCCATATCGGCGGCAACATCATAACGATCCATACTCCAAGCTTTATCTTTCAGCTTACCTTTGCGACCACCCGACCAAGGTCCACCAGAAATTTCAACTAAAATTCTGAGTTCAATAAGATGAAAATCAAAACGCCAATGTTTTGTAGATTCAAATTGGAATAATTTCTCATACTTAATTTGAAATACATTCAAAGATTGCTCAAAGTCTTTAAAAGCCCCTAAGTATGCTTCTTTTGCATTAGGTAGTGGTCTTGTTCTAATGGGCGCCTTTTTGATAAGGCTGATGTATTGGTTAATTTCCATAAATAGCCACTAAAAAACCTCCCGAAGGAGGTTTGGTTAATCACCAGATAAATGCTTTTGAAATGATCGATTAATTAAATCTTTAGTTTCCTTGTTTAGATTTGATTCATAGATTAGGACCATTCTATCATTACTGAATTCGTATGAGGTTTTATCATATTCACTATTTGTGAGGTAATGATCAAGTTTTTCACTTTTATTAATGATTGAAAATCCGAATCCATTATCTTTAATACTGGTCAAAACATAATCTACAACTTTCATTATTATCTCTATAATTAATTTAGAAACAATAAATTATCAATTTATTCAAGTAAGATCAATCACTCAACACAACTCTTAAATTCTTAATTTGTTCTTTTAATCGAATCATCACATTGTCTATTGCGATTAATTCACTGTGTCTTAATCCTGAACGGCTAAGGTTTTGATACTTAGACAGCTCAGCACTGCAAAGCTCTAAGTCTTTTCTAGCCTGTACTGTGTCTGTCATAGTTTCCTCTAGGCATTAAAAAACCCCTCGGGAGGGGCTTGGTTGATATCTATACTCAATTTTTCTATCTGCAATTGTATTCAGCACCCCTAGATACATTAATGCGTTTTTCCATTGATAAAATCCTGCTGGACAATTCTGTTTCCATTTCTTGTTTAGTTGGTGGATTAACATTGTCGGAAGTAAGCATTGTTTTATAATCATCATAATTATTAACAATGTAACCGTAAAATTGAATTGCCACTTTATTTAGATTGCAGTACAGAAAACTTTCTTCTGCATCTGATTTTAAATCAGGCTCAACGTTTCCATCAATAGATGCCACTCTTGGCTTTTGCTTTATTGAGAAATCCATAAGTTTATTAGTCGCGACCGACAGAGCTAGAGTATTTAGCCAATACTGCTCCTCAAAATCTTTGTTTTTATATGCAAAGGAATGGCCACAAATAAATAAAGTGAAAATTATTAAAATTGATTTCATGTTGCTCACTGTTGAATTTTTCTACATTGTAAACTAAAAAGCGCTTGAGCGTTAAAAACACCTCGGAAGGGGTTAATGTGTTTAAAATTACTATGTCGCTTCGGAAAAATTTTTAATATTTAAATCTAAGTATGTTAGTTTATCTATATTTTTAATTGCTATTTCTCGAGTTCTTTTCAACGAATTAAATAATTCAGGAATGCTTAAAATATCATGATAAGGCAAATTTAAGACTGATTTATTTTTTCTAAGCACCCCAATTCCAAATCTTTCAAAAGGCTGCAAACAGTCTAGGAGTATTTCAAAATAATAACCAGCAAACACCATTATGAAACAAAGTCCTTTTTTCGTTTCACGTCTACCAATATTGGTAATTAAGTCTTCCAAAAGTTGCTTTGAATAATAATTTCTATTGTCAATTAATTTTGATATGCGTACAGAATATATTTTTGTGTCAATATTCATTTTACCCAATAAGCATTTTTTAAGATATTCACTTATTTCAGGTGGTAAATTTACATCCTTAAACACCTTATGATCTGAGACTGATGCTCTCCAAAAAATTGATAAAACATACATCATTAATCTATGCTGATTAACATTTCTAATTGTCCAATAATGCTTTTTTTCTTGATGTTTAACACCACGTTGTTTGTTTTTCAACACCCACAGCGAATAGTTTTCATATTGAGAATTCAATAGTGATTCACATTCACCACATAGCATTAATGTAGCCCACTGATCTGTAGATCTGAGAATTTTTTCACTTTCATGATCTGTAACTAATCCATAATGCTTGCCACTATTTTTAATCATATTACGAAATACTGACTTGCCTATAACATGTGAATTTTTAAGTTCACTAGGTTTATCACAAAGCTTACACAGTGGTATTTTCATGAAAAAAACTCAAATTAACTCTCTATTAATTATAATTATATTTTAAATTAATGAAATATCTTAATTCACATTATCCACCACTTTCCCACACTTCCTACACTCTCTCACCGTAAAGAAATCTGAATATTCCCATACGTGTCGGCAGAAGATTTGTTTGATTCGGAGCATGTTGTTCTCCTTGGCTATTATGTCTCAAAACGATAGACCGACTATCTTTTCTTATAAGTCTTATTACCCTTGCTGTTAATGCAATAGTGTCCACCACGTGGGCCAACACAATAATCTACAACCGCACAAGAGCAATCACTATTGTATGATTTATTGCTTGAGCTATGACTCTTAGAGACAGCTTGTTTTGTATTTCGAGTTTCTTGTTGAGCAAAATATTGAGGCTTGGTTTCAGTTTTTACTTCGTAACAGCCAGCACCTTTGCATAGTGATTTAATTGAAACCCACTGTGGATCTGAGCCGTTATCAATAATCCTTGACCACCCATTTTTAATTTCATAGATGGAAACTGAGTCACCACGTTCTTTTTTACCTAATATTTTACCATTGGGCTTATCCCGAACATTTAGTGTTGCGGTGTTTACATATCGTTCCTCAATTACTGTTTCTTTACTTTCTTGTTCAGTTGCTTGCTCAGTAGCACTATTATTATCTTTATCATTACCTGCGACCAAAGCCCCTAATCCAACAACCCCTGCAAAAACCCACCCAATATTAGATTTTTTCATATCTTTAATATTCATTATAAAAATGTAAAGATAACAAAATTAGGGAATTAAATATAACAAAAATTTAAATAGTACAAAAAAAAGACGCCTAAGCGACCTTTATAATTTATAGATTAATTATACATTTCTTTAAGCCTTGCTTTAATCCGTTCAGCAAATCGCTTTTGTTTTTCCAAAATTCTTTGACTAATTTCTTCATTATTTTTTAGACCCATTTCTTTACGAAGTATTTCCAATAGATTTAAAGCTTTAAGAGCTCGTTCGTTAATTTGATCCAAAATATAGAATTGAATTTGTATTTTTCTTTCTTGATTATTGTGAGGACCATACCACTCTACAATAGATTTATTAATGAGAAAAAGTGACTCAATTAATTCCATTGTAAAATCCAATACAATTTCTCTTGTTTCAGGATCTGAAATAAAGCTCGATTTATGAAGCGATTCAATTAAAACATTTAGTGCCTTTTGATGATTTTTAAAGAAAGATTCAGCATCTAAATTCACATAAGAGTTTATATTCAATAAGAAGTCTTGCCATGATGCTACAAGCTCTACATATATGTCTCTCTTTGCTTCTGCTAACTTATCCGCTTTAAATCCCTTCAAAGTATTTCGTGCTGTAATTTTTATTGAACATATCAATACTAAGGCACCGATCAAAGCTCCAATAATACCAAGTACACCTTGAATGTAAGCTGCATCTATCGTTGCTCTTATTGTATCCATGAATTCACAACCCCTAATATAATTAAACCTCGCAATGCGAGGTTTATCTAGTGGATTACCATAACTTCGTCCACCATAACAGAAATATGCCATATTCCCTGTACAGGGTCAATTCTTTATAATCTTTCTTTCAATTTTTTTACTTCAGCAAAATAAACGTTTATTACGATGATGTAACTAATTTCAACATACTCCCCTAAAGTAGTTGGTATAAGACTTATTTGGATATGAATTGTTGCTCTGCATTGATTTTTACTGGAGAGTAAATTTGAAGTTATAAAATTTCTTTTTCAATTCCATCTAGCTCCAATTTGTGAAATTTGTTGTCTATTGATGTACGAATAAAAATGTAATGATATTGCAGCCAATTAGAAATAATGCTTTATTTTACTATTTGCCACCATTCCTTGATATTGCTACTAAACGAGTCAAAATAAATGAAAACTCTTCAATATTAAGATTTAATAATTTTGTGATTACTATTTCGAGATTTGAATATCTTATGACTAACCCCATTTGAACTCTACCTTTCCGAACTTGATCTTTATTAACTTATAATTGTTTCAAATTCACTTAATTAAATGTTAGTAAGAGACTGCTTTTTCTTACCTTCTAATGATTTAGCCAAAACCCCATTTCCGCCAAGCAAGATAGAAGTCTTCATTGTTTCTATTTATTTTAGACTAATGTTTTAGGCACTCTTCAATAAAAAATTTACTTGAGGTTTTATAAATCTCTTCAAAAATATCAATGTTTTAATTCCAATACCGTGCTAACATTGAACTCGCGTACCCTTCCAGCTGATTCTTAATAAGACTTATTTGGACTTCATTGTGATTACTTGAAAAGATACACAACAAATCTTCTAGTACAAATTGAACTTATAACAATAAGTTGAGAATTCTGCTAAAGAAAATGGTGGTCTGTTAAGACTGAAACTGTATTTCGTCTAGAGGAACGTTTCAGACAAGAGATTAGTAACCTAGAAGGTGTACTTACTGAAAATTAATCAGTGAATTCACTAAATGTTTTGAGCAAGTCAATTGCTTTTTAAAGTTAAATAAGACAGTGAAAATTTATGAAATTTAAGAGTATTCAATTAAGTGAATGGCAACAATTTAAAAAAATTCAAATTACCTTTCACCCCAAAGTAACAATAATTACAGGAGCAAATGGCTCAGGTAAATCAACAATATTAAAACTATTATCTAAACACTTCGGTTGGTATTTACCATTTCTTGGTACTCCATATTTAGTTAAGGACCAAGGAGTATTTAAATATAAAAGTATTTTCAGACCGCTTATTACTTATACATTTGGTTCCATTCAAGCTGACCATACTTTAAATCAGACACTTGGATTTATATACTATTCAAATAATAAATCTTCAACTATTAACATTCAAAATCAAAACGTTGATCATCCTCAATATGAAATTAATTTTTCAATGATGCAAATCGTTGATGGTTTACATATTAATTCACATCGACCTATGCCTAAATATGAACAAGTTCAGAACATTCCGACCAATCCAATGGATGCTCACAATGCATATGAAAGGTATTCTTCAGTAACTAAAGAACTACTTTCCAATAACTATGTTTCATTTTCACCAACGTATCGAATGAAAGAAGCAATCATCTCAATGGCCGCTTTTGGTCCAGGGAATCGATTTGTTCAACCTAATGAAAAAATTGAAAATATTTTCTCTGGCTTTAAAGATATTCTTCGTCGTGTATTACCAAAAGAATTGGGCTTTAAAGATTTAAGTATACGAGTGCCTGATATTGTTTTAGTAACAGAAACAGGTGAGTTTGTATTAGATGCCTGTTCAGGCGGTATAATGTCAATTATTGATTTGGCATGGCAAATTTTCCTTTATGCTCATGATAAAAAAGAATTTGTGATAACTATAGATGAGCCTGAAAACCATTTACATCCATCTATGCAACGATCATTATTAAATGACTTTGTTGAAGCCTTTCCCAATGGACAATTTATTGTTGTCACTCATAGTCCATTCGTAGTTTCATCAATCAAAGATTCTCATGTGTATGCTTTAAAATATGAAGATTTTAATGATTTAGAAAAACCAGAAAAAATAGTAAAAAAGGTTGTTGCGCATAAATTAGATTTAAATCAAAAAGCAGCAACAGCACATGAAATATTAAAAGAAGTTTTAGGAGTTCCAGTAACACTACCTCAATGGGCTGAGCAAGACTTACAACGTATATGTTCGAACTTTACACAACATGATGTAACTAAAGCCGGTTTAGCGCAACTTCGCTCAGAATTGCATCAAGCTGGATTAGGTGAGTTTTATTCGCAAGCATTAAATAATATTGTGGAGAGTAATTTCCATGATTAAACTTATTAAATTGGATAAACCTGCTGTCCTAATTAAACACTCAAATAAATGGAAAGCTCAACTATTAAAAAATTTAGACGCTGGAATAGCTTCAACTAATTACCTTCTTTCCCGATACAGTGATCCTGAAATCAAACACAAAATTATTGAAGAAACTGCAGGAAAGTGTGCGTATTGTGAAAGTAAATTATTACATATACATCATGGGGATATTGAGCATATTTTTCCTAAGTCTTTAGATCAGTCTCAAAGGTATGAATGGAATAACTTGACTTTAGCATGTGAAATTTGCAATCAGAACAAGTCTGATAAAGATCCAAATTTGAGAAATATTTTGAACCCATATTTAGATGAGCCTGAAAAAAGTATTATATTCTTTGGCTCTTTTGCCAAAAATGTAAATATCAAAGGTTTTTGTACTATTAAATACTTAGAACTCAATCGTTCAGATTTAATTTCAGAAAGAAATGATAGATTATTAGACATAGAATCTATCATAAATAAATTAACAGATGAAAGAATCCCACTTGATATGAGAAAAGCTATTTATCAAGATTTAATTACTACTGAAACAAACTATAGTAAAAAATATGCTGCTATGGTTAGATCTGCTATTCGATGTTTTGATATAGGAATACCACCTGAAGTAAAAGTATTATAAAAAAGCATTCTGAGGCACATTTTTTCAACAATAATTAAAATGCGTGGTTTTCTTGGAATTTCCATTTCAATTAAATCTTCAAGAAAACCTTTACTTTTCACATGCAATCTAACCTGCTGTCCGTACATCATCATTATTTTCATCAAAAATGATCTTGTAAGCAATTGTATTAAAATCATGCAGAAAAACGTTACAACTCGCATATTTTTCAGTATATCTTAAACATAAGTATCCTACGACAAGAAACATGATTGGAATAGTAAACATTAAAACAACAACTAATGGCATCCCTTTTTCATAAAAATACACCATAAATTCGACATATTTATTCATCATTATAAATGGGATCAGCCCAATTGAAAAACAAATACAATATCCAATAAAAATTAATAAGGCATAAATCCAATGGGACCTACGCTTAAGTCCTATGACAACTCCAGCATCATCCCTTTCGCGTTCCAACATACTTCTAATCTTTACGTATTCTCTTACCCATAAATCCGCATTTTCATATTTAGAAAAAAACTTAGCTTCGCTAAAAGTGAGATCATCATTATTGAAAAGTGATTTTGCCAATCTATCTTTGTACAAAGCTGAACGTTTTTCTAATTCGGATGCTTCAAACTCATCTGCTAGCTTTAATGCTCCAGCTTTGCTTTCTTGAGTATGTTTTAAATGTGCTAATCTGTTATTAAGAAAAGATAATATGATCGGCACTACTAGAACTGCTAATACCCCACCAATTTTTAGTAAAGTTTCCATTATCATGCTTTATTAAAATATACATATGATTTATATTTAAATTTTAAAAATGTCAACCCTGAATTCATACTATTTTTTCTCAAACATTTAAAATTTAATGAAACTATATCGACTATGTAATGCAGCCAATCCACATTTAACATCAGAACGCGCATCATTTTGAGTACGTTCTGCTGTTACCATCTCTGGCCATGAGTTTCCGTAAAAATATCGACAAATAATTGCATCCATCCAATCATCCAATATTTCTGACTGACCTTGTAGATCTAAAATTAAACGTTGCACGGCTCTTGCTTCATTATCATTGATTTCGCAAGTAAGACGTGTTTTTCTAGGTTTTGGCTGTTCAAAATCACCTAACATATAACCAGCAATAATTTTTAATTTTTGCTCTGCATTTAACTTCTTATACTTCTTTGCCTTAACAGCATTATCCATTGCCACAGCGATCGGATTTACACTTTTGCCTGTAGGACCTGTATTAGTATATAACCAAGCACCAAACTGATATAACCAGCCTTCTAAGTCAAAACGGGACCAATCAATTGCTTGTAAAATATGTTGTGTTGCAACTACAGTACCCATCTTTATTAATCCCCTACCATCATCTCAATCTGTTGAACCGCTAAACCTGACTTCACTTGCTCTGTAGTAAACCGTATTATCTGGTATCCCATTACCACTGCAGCGTTGTATTTCTCCATATCACCGATATAACCCTTACCCCTTGTATGACGTCCACCGCTCCAAACACCGCCTTCAACCTCAACCAATATCATCTTGCCCACAATGTGAAAATCAGCACGCCACTTACGTTTAGGATGAAATTTATATTCCTGTTCAAAGCTAATTTTTAAAACTCGTAACTGGTTGGCCAACGTTGATTCACCGATACTTTCACTTTGATGAGTTTTAACTCGAGTACTGCTTTTTAGCTTTGATTTCTTCCTGGTTCTCGTACCATAAAGTTTTTGATATTCAGCAATTGAGATGCTTTCCACTTACGCAGCACCTCTACTTTTAGGTTTAAATCCAACTGCCTGCAGATGTGATTTCCAGTTTTGGAGTTCATTTGGATCTGAAAGTTTTGCGGCAATGCGGCTTGCTAGTTTTTCAAAGGA